TTGTATAGAACCATGAAAAATGTATTATGTTTACGGTAAAACCGTGATATAATGTAGGTAAGTATATGCGTTTCAGGACGCATATTTTTATTTGGTTGCGGCCTGGGGTGAGAGAAAGGAGACCGACAAAGCATGGCAGCAGCAAATAATACTAACGAAGCGGAGCTGTGGCAAAAATTGGGAAAGATGGATGCCGACATACAAAACATCAGAAACCAGATAGAATCAATCAGCGCAAAGATTGACAGACTGGATCTGACGGTGGTAGTAGAGCGGCTAGTGAAGCTGGAAAAAGATGTAGGAAATCATGAAGATAGGCTAGACAAACTAGAAGATAACCAAGCAAGGATAGTTTGGTTTATCATCGCCGCTGTGGCTGGGGCAATACTAAAAATGGTAATTATCGATAGGATAGCGAAATGAGCATGTTAGAGCAATTATTCTTTATGGCGATATTTGCAGGTGCATTTAGCGGTGCAGTGGTTGGTTTGCTTTTCGCGGCAATTTTCAAGTTTGTTTATCGGCTTATCAAGAAAGTAATCAAGGAGGAGTAGGAAATGGCATATCAAGAATTAACACAATTTAACTCGCCAAACTATACGCCTGGCAGGGGAGGCAATTCTATCCAAGGGGAAACTGGTCATCACTGGGGAGACCCACGTAATAATCCGCAATTTGAGGGGGTTGTTGCGTGGCTTTGCAATCCGCGTAGTCAGGTATCGGCTCATTATGTTGTCACTGGGACTGGTAGGCGAGTAGCCTGTTTAGTGGATCTCGGCAATACTGCCTGGCACGCAGGTAACTGGACTGGCAATACGACCACCATTGGTATTGAAATGGATCCGCGCTGTCGTGATGAGGACTACGACACCGCAGCCGAACTCATCGCTGATCTGTGGATGTGGCATGGCCGCAAGCCGCTTTATCCGCATCGCCACTGGACATCAACGCAATGCCCTGGCAACTACGATATGGCACGGCTTGAGCGTGAAGCTGAGGCGTGGTATCGCCGCAAGACGCAACCAGCAGCACCCGCACCTGCGCCGCAACCGCAGTGGAGCGATATGGATATGCCACGTACCCTCATTGCTGCGACAGATCTGCGAATTATTAACCTTGATAACAACCAGCCTATCGGCGCACCTATTCCAGCAGGTAAGCATATTGAATTTCGTCAGAAGAAGCAGGCGAATGGCACAACCTACCTACGCAGCGCGTACTCAACCGCCAAGGGGCTCAACTACGGTATTGACATTAGAAGCCTCAAGGAAATCCCAGCGCCAGAACCACCGAAGCCAGAGTGGCAGCGTCATCTAAGAGACATCGAGGACACTAAACTAACAGTATTAGCGGCAGACGGAGCACGAGTACTCAACCTGACGAATCTACAGTTAGTTAACGATACGATTATTCCACGTGGTACGCAAGTGGACATTGCTAAGGAAACGACGGTTGGCGGTGTAAGGTATTATCTGTCGAACTATGCGGTCGCCAAGGGGCTGCCTTGGGGTATACCAGCCGACAAATTGGGCGTGCCAGCTGTCGAGCCTGAAAAAGAGAAACCGGAGTGGCTGAAAAATCTCAAAGACATCGAAGACAAGGATATGTGGACACGCTCAGAAGCGCCGGTGCTTAAAATTGAAAATGGCGATGTAGTGAAGCGATTGCCGATCAATACTAAAGTACGAATCACTCACGCAACGCAAATGGTTGGTCGTGACTTATTGGTACTTGATGGCGGCGAACTAGCAATTGAGACATTGTATTTGAATGATAAACCAGTTGATAATCCACGCGACGACCTAGAAAAACGCATCGGGACATTGGAAAAAATAGTCAATAAGATCGTCGAATTTTTAACCAGTTTGTTCAAAAATTTTAATAAATAATGGAGGAAACCATGAATAAATCAAACTATAACGCACTAAACGAACTACATAGCACCCTTAGATGTGGAGTGCCAGCTGACGAATATACACAAGGCATTAATGATAAAGAGGTGTTGAAGATTATATTTGAAAGCAGTGAAGGTAAACGCGATGGTGTATCTATCGAAGATTTACTGACTGTCGCCTACGCAAAGCTGGCAAGTTATAACCGAGAATTGCCTTGCCGCGAAAACAGTGTAGCCCTTACGAAAATCGAGGAGGCTATCATGTGGCTAGCTAACCGTAAGGCTGAGCGTGAAGCTCGCGGCGTATATGGCACTGAGGAAAAATAATAGGAGGAAATATGGAAAAGATTAAATTATTATTCAGTCCAGAAACTAAAAATGGACGAGCCATGAGGACACTTTTACAGGGATTTTTAGGAACGATGATAGCGTTTACTGGTTTATATGGTGTTCCGCAGTTTACCGAGTTCATGAGAAGCCTAGACGCACTGACAGGGTCTCTCATATTCTCAAGCGGTTCGGCAGCAATAGCTGCGGGGATTAGCCGTTTAATGCCTGTGATTAGTGCGATTATAAAGCTGCTTAAGGAGAAATAAAAATGCTGAGGCAGGTCGTGCCAGTTCGCGGTTCAATCGTCGGGCACTGCTACTACGATGCGACTGAGCGCGACCTGTCTGTCGGTGCGGAAGACAAGGCGGAAGGATTCCGCGCTGGCGATGTCGCCAAATATGTAGCGCTAGGCAATCAATCGTCGGCAGTGCTATATATCCGCATGCTCATGCCCCACTATGCACAAATAGTTGAGGCATATTTGGATTTGTGGTGCATAGTGGCTGGAGGCAATGGCGTGCGTGCGGTTTTTGCGCCAGCTGACGGCTTGACGCCAGTGAAATTATCGAGCAGTCAAATTGATGAGATGTGGCGCAGACTGTATGGCAAGAGCGATTCAATTAAGGCGGAGAACGGCAGGATTCGGATTGGCGGACTTAATATGAAGCCAGTCATTCCTGAGAGAACGCGCGACAGCGAACTGATGACGCTGGTGCTGGCGTTCGATGTGCCGCCTCAAAGCTTTAAGCTGGAGCGGTTAAATTTGCTACTGGGAACGGAGATATTGGTATGATTGGCGATAGGCAAGAGAAGGGCTATCGAACTGGGCAAATAAAAGGCAGGGATTACATCTATGTAACTGGTATGCCTGGCATGGGCGGCAATGCTGGTAATAAAGGCGGCGCACCTTTTAGATATTTATGGTGGGCGGTGGAAGCTCATAAGTTGGCAGTCTTAAACACCAAGCTGGAAATCGTCAATGATAACTTTGAACTATTTGACCGCTATATCGATCCAAAAGCTGGCGTCACTACGAACACCTCTCAACCTTATAGGATATTATTATCAGCGAAAGCACCCGTTGGCGACGCGGTGGATTATTCGGCGGTTAAAAGCAATACCGATGTAGCAGCTGGAGCCGGCATTGGCAAGACGCTGGTAGCTGACGAGACTATGCTACCGCAACCAACAGATGTTGGCTACAACGGCAAAATATATGTAATTATCGATATGCTGAATACCGGCAAGGCACCGCTGGGAGATAAGCTGCTAAACAATAGTCCTGAGTATGAAGCTATGCGAACTAAGGTATATGATTACGAGGCACGCTTATGATCGGCAGTAGAAATCAGGAATATCCTTACCAGTGTAAGACCGTGTCGCTGGCGGATGCGCAGTGCAGATGGCTGGAGGCACATACGCTGGTGGTGTTTTTACCAAAGGATTTGATAGAGATAAAAAACCTGTTTGTTTATCTGGCGATTGGTTTTGATAAAATTGAACAACTGGTGGGGCAAATGACGGAGAACACTACGCCGCCAGAGCTGCGTAAAATTGGTTGGATGGGCGGTAGCGGCGGACGCAAGGTGTTTAATGCTGGGCTGGAGGGCGATACTGCTAGTGTAAAGTATGATTTTTCAAATGAACTGGAACTATTTGGATTAGCAAAGGGCAAACCAACAGAAGTGAACGGCACGAAAACACTTAAACTGGAGTTTGGTTGCGGCAATTCGGGCAGTAATGGAATGCTATATGGAAAGGTAAGATTATGGAAAGTGGACATGGTTTATACTACACGGGGAATACGGTAGAACCGCCACGCCCGAGCCAGAAGCGGCTGAAAAAGAATGCTATGGCGGAGATGGGCGAAGTGATCATGACTGGCAGGCAGATTGAGCACAAGCCAAAGGTGTGTGCGACATATCAATGTGTGTGGTGCGGCATTGCAAGCGAAGCGCCGATAATTATTTGCAGGCACTGCCACAACTGCCAATATTGCGGGCAGTATCAAGGAAGCGGCTACGACCATGAATGCATCCGCTGCGGTAATCATTTATCTTGATTTTGCCATCAAAATTTGCTATATTAAAAGGGAACAACAATCGAGCAAGGGAGACCTCAGTAAAACAGTAATGTTTTTTGCTGGGGTTTTCTCTTTTTGACCTCAAACTTATATCAAAAATAAGTGAGGGTAATATGTTCGTTGTAGACAATAAACGAATTACTACGATGCGTAAACACCTCGGCAAAGCGTCAGAGCTAATCAAAGATGACGCGTATTTGCCAATGTTTCGTAACCGACAAAAGAAATACAAACAAGAGTTCGACGAATCAGTTGAAGTGGCAAAAACTAAGCGCGACCCTGAGCGGTACCTCGCGTCGGTTTGGTCGCTTAAAAATCTGGAGCAGTCGCTACTGTGGATGCGCGGCCGAATCGCCAGAGCGATCAACGAACTGGCGCGGCAGCGGCAAGAGAAGAAACAACGGAAGATGGAGGAAAAAGTCAGACGAGATATGAATTATAGCGGTAGAACAAAGATGTTGCAGATGTATAACGATATGGGCATTTGCCTAAAAAGCTAGCTTGGCTTGAAAAATGGAGGGTAGCGCCCGGAGAAATCTAGCGGCGTGATTTTTGCATGTCTACTGCTAGATGTTAGATAACCGATAGCGATATTTGTAAAGCAAATAACGCCAGCTGGCACGAATTAGGTGAATAATTTTGCCTAAAAAGCTAGCTTGGCTTGAAAAATGGAGGGTATAGTGGGTGATTTTTCATAATAATTAACCAAAAACGGTCTATATAGACTTGGAATAAATATTCCAATGATTATAACGATCTATATAGACGCGTTGAGATATTTAGGAGTTTTACGATGAAAACAAAACGAACGCCAGCAGAGAATCAGCTGCGAGTTTACCTGAAGTGGTGCGTGAACGTGAAGCAATTAACCCCCTCAACCATGGCAACAAAACGCAGTGTATTAAGTAGATTTATTGCTCAAACAGATATTGAGGATATGTCGCAATTAACTAACAAAAAGCTTGATCGGTGGATTGAGAAAAAGGCACTGGGACAGCTCGGTTCAAGGTGCAATTCTACGACGATACGCACTAATGTCGCTACGGTGATGTCATGGGTGGCTTGGCTGCGAGATATGAACTATCCGATGAAGATTAAAACGCGGATGGTGGTAAAGCCAAAGCCCGCTCCGTGCCGCAGAAAATGGTACACATCAGAGCAGATTGCGATGGTGCTGAGTGGGTGTGATGATTTGCTGACCGAGGTGATGATCCGCGTACTGTTCGACACAGGAATGCGTGCACAGGAGTTTGCGAACTTACGCTTGAACGACTTGAATGGACGAACGATCTATACAGTGGGCAAAGGACGAAAGGACGGCTGGGTGTACATTTCTGACACGACCCGCAAGCGGCTAGACACATGGATCAGGGCGGCTGGCGTGATCGACTACATGTGGATTAAGACGACGAGGCGCAACTACTTTGAGCCGCTAACAGTTGACGGTATCCGCAAGAAAATACAGCGGCAATTTCGCGAGGCAGGACTAGAGGGGTTCCAGCTACACGAACTACGCCATAGTTTCGCCACTGACGTGCGCAAGCGTGGTGCTGACGTCGATGTGGTGCGGAGATTATTACGGCATTCGAGCCTACAAGTAACGCAGCGGTATTTACACAATTTGGACGGCGACATGTGTGAGATTTGGGACGAGATCAAGAACTACAAACTAGCGGCGAATGCACATGCTGACACGGCTTGTATAAGAGGCGAAATCGTGAATGTTTAGCCGACGTATTGACAAAATGCTTTAGGTTTGCTACAATGAAATCATCAAGGTAAGGACAGCAAGGATTGCCGCCACGAACCTTTCACTTTAACAATCTGGAAAATTACGATTTACGAAGTAATTAACAGATTGTTTCTATAGTATAATAAAATATCTAAAGAAGGGTTACCAGTCACATCTAGCAATCCAAAAAGCTGGCTATGATACAAAAGAAATCTACCAAGGCAATAACATAACACTTCCGTCACTCAAACTATCGGAATTCTCGCAAGACGGTGATGAAACATTTGAGAAATATGGTATTAACAGCAAGGTTGCACAAAGAGCACTTAGTCAATCAATCAAGCTAATTAATGCGATCATTAAAAAATACGGCTCACCAACATACGTACGAGTTGAGCTAGCCCGTGAGTTCGCCAAGACTGAAAAGGAACGTGAAAAAATAGAAAGAAACAATAAGCGTAATCGAGAAAAGAATAGGAAATATGAAGAGATAATTAATCAAATATTCAAAGATAACCATAAATTACCGCCAAGCAAAATAGGTCACATCATACGTAAGCTAACCTTACGCGATCAGCAGGACTGTAAGGATATTTATTCTGGCGATCATATAGATGTTACAACGCTCGTCCTTGATGAATCGGCTTATGAAATTGACCATATCATCCCACGCTCTAAAAGATTCATTAACGATATGAATAATTTAGTGCTCACATCTACAAAAAACAATCGTGAAAAATCGAATCAATTACCGCTTGCCTACATCTCTGACCCTACGAAGCAGAAAGAGTTTCTAGAGCGTGTTAACCTAATTAAAGATAAACAAAAGCGAAAGAATCTGCGACTTGATTCCTGCGAAGATCAAGACAACATGACAGAACGAGCATTGAACGATACTAAGCATATTGCCAGATTTTTCAAAAACTATATTCAGCGAAATCTATTATTCGCTGGTGATGACGAAGAAAATGGACGACAGCGTGTTTTTGCTATACCAGGCCCTGTTACTGCCTATATGCGTGCCCGCTGGGGGTTCGACCAAAAAGATCGAGATGCGAATGCTTTACATCACGCGATTGATGCCTGTGTTATTGTTGCGACCACGCCAAAATTACTGAACAGAGTTATGTATCACGAGTCTCATCGTGAACAAGGCAAATTGTACAGCGAAAGGCAAGCCGCCAAACAAGATACTGGAGATTTTGGCATGCAAGCTTATTTACAGGCAAAAAAGATGTACTACGACTCTCTTGATAGGGTGTCTGGAGAAATAATTGACCCTCACAAACATAATGTAGCGTACAAAATCATGCAAGAGCATGAGAAGCGCTACAGATACTCCTTTCCACGACCATGGACAGACTTTATGCGTGAGGTCTCTTTGAGGGCTGGTGATATAGACAAGAAGACTCTACAAAATAAGCTCGTCGAGATCAATAATTATGATGACGGGTTTCGTAGAACACTCCACCCGATATTCATATCACATATGCGCTATGGTAAAACGCGTGGATCAGGACATGGCGAACAGATTTATAAGAAGCCTTATAAAGACGACAGCCGAATCATTCAACATAAATCAATTTATGACATATCACCAGACGATATTGATAATTCACCAATTGCTATATCAGATAGAAAGTTGTACGAATTATTAAAGGACGCTTTCAGTAAGATTGAGTTGAAAGTAAACCAGAGCGAAAAAGATAAACGAATAGACAAAAATACAGTTATCTATAAACCATCTAAAAATCCCGATAAGAGTCCAGTAGTCAAAAGAATTCCAGTTTATATAGACAAAACCCCTATACAGCATGACGTTAGAGGTGGTGCAGTCTTAAATGAAAAGGGCACAGTAGCATACTCAATTTTATGCCAAAGCTCAACAACAGGCCACTATAAAGTAGTGCCCGTATATTTTCGACAAATACACGCCAATGAAAATATAGAATTAGAGGAAGGTTGGAAATATATCTCGCGTATAGTACCGAACGATTTTGTAGTTATCATTAAAAAAGACGGAAGTAAAATATCGGGGTATTATAAAACTCGCAAAGGTGACACTCTTATTAGTATACTACCTCATAAACACAGTGACAGCAGTAGAGCAATATCCCAACGAATTGGTACAGCGAAAGAAATACGCATCTATAATATATCCGTTCTTGGAGATAACACCCCAGAAGAGGAATACAAATGATATGGCCTGGCGCGTCGTAGCTATCGAAAACCCCGCCAAGCTGAGTTTGCGCGACAACCAGCTCGTAATCGCGCAAGAAACTGAGGCAACTTTGCCGATTGAAGACATCGATGCACTAATTCTGGACGGCTATGGCATGACTGCGACCACAAATCTACTTACAGCGCTGGCGACCAAAGGCACCACAACTGTCATTTGTGACGAAAAGCACTTACCAGCCAGCGTACTTCTACCGTATTCGCAACATTCACGCCAAGCCAAAGTTTCACGCCAACAACTTGCCATGAGTCAACCGCTCAAGAAGCAATTGTGGCAACAAATTATCATCAGCAAAATTACCAACCAAGCCGATATCTTGCAGTCAATTGGATTAGATGATACCGCCTTGCGTACCCATATTAGCGATGTCAAATCAGGCGATACCAGTAATCGCGAGTCGCTAGCTGCTCGCATATATTTCGACCAGTTACTCGACGACGCCACACGCCGCAAGCCAATTTGGCATAATGCCGCGCTTAACTATGGCTACGCAATGGTCCGCAGTCATATCGCTCGACATATTGCCGCGCGTGGGCTAGTCGCTTCGCAAGGAATCTTTCATCACAATGAGCTCAATAGTTTTAATTTAGCTGACGACTTGATAGAACCCTATCGCGCTGCCGTTGATTTATATATCCTAGAAAAAGTCGCCCCGCTTCACGTCGGCGACCACGACGCCAGACTCACCAAGCATGACCGTCAACTCATCATTGACATATTAAATTATTGTGTTATAATTAACGGTAAGAAGTTTACTGTAAGGCATGCGATTGAGCAAACAGTTGAAAGCTTTATCGAGTGTATTGAAGTAAAGGAGGCGCGTAAGCTTCTTTTGCCAAAAATCGCCTCCTAACAGGGAAGGGATGTCATATAAAATCATGAGGGTCGCAGTATTCTTTGATTTGCCGACCAACACTAAAGCTGAGCGCAAAGCCGCTGCACAATTTCGCAAGTTCTTGCTAGATGACGGTTTTGATATGCTGCAATATAGCGTATACACGAGACTGTGCCCAAACCGCGACGTCGCTGAAAAGCACATGATGCGCGTTAAACGTCACGCACCAGATAGCGGATCAGTGCGATTACTGTACTTAACCGAACATCAATTCACGCACATGTACGTTATTGTCGGCGAGAAAACTGTCCAGGAAAAGGCCATTCCCGTCGGCCAGCTAGCATTTTTCTAACCAAAAATCCCCCTCATAACAGAGGGGGATTTGAGGAAGTATTATACCAATATCTAAATTGTTA